CTCTTTTCACAGAGGTGCATGTGGCTTATTTTGCTACTGGCCATTAATGGCCTATAACAATTTCTTTTATATTATGTAACGATTTTGTAGTTCTAGTCTACCTTGTTCTTATATTTAAGATCATTGTAGTTCCTATCTGGATCATCGTTCAATCCTTTTCTACTATTGTAAATTAAGTGTTAAAATGTCACTTACATTTTACCCTATTTCTAGGTTTTTGACTAGTTAAACCTTAAAACTAGCTCTTTTGATGCTTTTTGATATACAAAAGCATATTATGATTTTTAGATTTTATATCTAAATTGAACCCTTTAAACCTTTTCTTTCATTAGAAGAGTCCGGAAGCTTATATACTATCTAGAGTATATCCGGAGCAGAAGTCGGGATAATCTGCCGGTTTGATAAGCTATTATTTTGTTAGATTGGCGCCTAATCAGCGCCTCTTTGTATAGAATTATTCTAAATGGATGTTTAGATCTATGCAAGCATATTTAGAGTACTTTTTCGAGTACCCAACTCTTTATATGTCGCTCAGTCATTATTTTAGTGCAGACCAAGACCCCGCAAGTGATGAATATGTGGAGCTTTCCATAGGATACACAGTTATCCACCTCTATTCTAGCTGGCACCAGAAACTGTTACCACCAAAATGGGATTTTTACTCGAGCACCCTTCTGGGTTAGAAACTAATTTGTTTCGTAAGATTAAGATCAAAAGCATTGGCTATCGAGGCACAGTTGTTGATTTATCATGCATTGTTGTTGCCTTTATCAATAGTCTTGTTGAGATTACTACGTACAGATCATTTATGATTGCTGTTACTACTTTTCTCAAAGATCTTACAGGTTCGACTTATTCTGGGTTTATACGTAAGTTTACTAAGTATGTTACCCACTTGTTGGACCTTTGCTTTGCAGAGGGCTTTAGTTTTGCTAACGCCTCTGTTGCACAAGGAAGTGAAAAAGTTAGAAACTTTGTTGATCAAGTTAAGTCTGTCTTAGCTGATCATGAGAATCTTACTAAGAGTGCTTTTGGAGCTAAACTCGCGAGTTTTTGTTCCATGCTCATTTGCACTCCTTTCTTTAAGCGTCTTAACCTTGATCCTCATTGGATCGGTTTTACGCATTTACATGAGAAAGCACTCGAGAAAGCGTATCAAAATACACATGAATACTCTATCCTCTACACTGTTATTGATACGTCTGTTTTCATTATCGACAAAGTTTTGCTCGTTATGGACACAGGAAATTTTAAAAGCATTTATGTTGATAATGCCGATTTACTCAAATATGAGGAAGAATATCGTTTTCTTTCTTATTATTGTGATAAATTAGAAGTACTTTCTAATAATAATGTCACTTTGGATGAGTATTGGCGTCGATGTGATGCTCTTATTGAGGAGAATAAACGTCTTATTAAGTTCTATTCGAGCGATAAGAAGATGTGTATGATTTATAAAGGTCAGCAATCTGTGTTGGCCCGATGTAAATTTCGTTCTTCTGATAAGTTGAAAGTCTCTGCTCATAGAGATCCACCTCTAGCTTTTTGCTTACATGGTTCACCAGGTATTGGTAAATCTGATCTTGTTGATAAGATTCTAACCATTATGTACCAAAATGAACAAGTTCTTGAGCGTGGAAATAAGCCTTATAACTTAAACCTTAAATATACTTATTGTCATGATGATGAGTATATGTCTGAGTTTCGGGCTTCACACGAAGTTTGTTTGATTGATGATGTCGATCAATTTCGTGACTCTATTATTGAGCAAGACAGTGGTGGCGCCATTCGCCACACTATAGATTTTATTAATCCTGTTCCGTATGTTACTAACCAAGCGGAACTTGAGAATAAGGGCATGATTCCTTTTCGCTGCAAATACGTAGTTATGACGACTAATAGCTACGATGCAGGAATGGATTTTGTCTTTAAAAAGACCAGCGGTGCTAAACGAAGATTTCTATTTATAGATGTTTCTGTGTTGCCCGCGTACCGTAAACCCGGCCAAACTCAATTGGCCGGTGACCCTACGAACCCCAATAACCATGAACTTCATGAATTTTTCCCTCGGAAATATCATTCCGTTGGGACTAAATATAATGAAGTTTTTTGGGATCATGATGAACTTGATTGGGTTTCAGGTAAGCCTAAATTAGGCTTATCGATGCTTCAACTCTCTGAGTTTTTACGCATCACTCAATCATTTCATTACGCACAATTAGATCTAGCTAAGGAGTCTACTAATAACTTCATAGCAGCTAAGATTTGTGAGTGCTGTTCGTTTTCAGAAGCACTTTGTCATTGTGATAAAGCACAAGGATCACTTGTTTCTGAGGTTTCTTTGGCTTCTGAGGGAGAAGGATGGTTCTTCTTCCTCTACCCTTTTATAGCTATTTTAAGCTTTTGTAATGATTTTGTGACTTATTTTTGGATTCAAATGAGCATTATGCTCATAGGAGTTCTACCGTCACGTTATTTTGTTCCTTGGTATATAGCCTGGATGCCGGACCCATTTGTCCGGCACCTAGTTTCCGAGGAGTGGGTATATTGGATTTCCCAAAGCCCACGTCTCAAAACATATCATATGCTTAAACAAGCTAGTGAAGCTAAAGCTGCACGCTTGCGTGATTCTTATCACATTGCAGGCTTTTTCGCAGCTTTATTAGCTTTGCGTGGATTGTATAAGATGTACAATTTTAGTATGTCCAAATCCCAGGGTGCGCTAGTTAGCAACGTTGAGAACGTTGCAGCGCAATCTAATCCCTGGGGATATAATCCAACACATGTCACCAAATTGAAGGGTGTATGTGCTACCACTACTTATGAACAATTACAAAAACGCATTTTATTAAATTTGTGTTTTGTCCGTTTTAAGTTCACAAGGAATGGTAGATTGAAGGAAACCCACTGTCGTGGGCTTGGTATTCATGGCGATATTCTTGTCATACCAGGCCACGCGTGGGATGAAATCAATAGTAATGAAGTAACTATTGATATCATTAGAAGTTCGGACCCTGATAGGGGTCCAAACCGTTTCGAATTACCTTTGGGTAAGCGCAGTATTAAGGCGCATGAGACGGAAGATCTTGTTTATATTAAACATCCTGGTTTCGGAACTTTTCGTGACCTCCGTAAATTTATACTTGATGATTTTATCAAAGGTAAAATTGACGGATGTGTCATGATTAGGGATGAACTAGGAGAAGTCCGCACTCTTAATGTGGACGCCTTAAGCCGATCCGAATTATATTATAAATCTACTCTTAGATCTTATAATGGTATTGGCTATGTTGGTTATTCTAAACAAGCAACACTAGATGGTGATTGTGGGGGTGTCTACATTGGTAGGACCCTCAATGGCGCTTGTATTCTTGGAATACATATAGCCTTCCGTTATCGTCCGACGGGGAATAAACTCTCTGCCGTTCGTTTAGATAAGGAAGTGCCGGATTTCCACGAGCTTGTACCTCATTCTTTTGAGGATATCAAGCTTGAGGAACACTATTCTAGTGCACAATCAATGGTGCTTAGTAATAAGATTTTTTCTAAGTGCCCGACGCAGAGCGTCAAAGGCCCATTTATTGTTTATGGTGCCTTAGACTCTCATCGTCGTAAAATGAAAAGCAGTGTGTGTCATACTCTTTATTCTGAAGAAGTTTTGAAACATTACTGTATGCTGGATTATACGCATTTTTCTCCAAAGGGAGTTAGTTCTCGGGATGCGGCTGTAAACAACCTTAATCATTTGGTTGCTAAGGCTACTATTCCTGTTGACACTCTTTCTAGTGTGAAGAATGCTTTGTTGCTCTCCTTTATTGATGTTATTCATGATAATGGTATTGTTTTACCATCTGGACCTTATGACATTGATGTAGGTGTTAACGGCCTGGACGGTATCTCTTACGTAGACCGTCTCGTCACAAGCACTTCGGGAGGTTTTGGGCATAAAGGGCCCAAAATAAACTGCCTGAATGAAGCGTCTCCTACTGATGAACATGAAGTACGTTACACACTTTCAGGTGATATTCTAGCAGAATTAGAAAACACAAAAACACTTTACTTACAAGGAAAACGTAGTAATATTGTATGGGATGCCACTTTTAAGGATGAACCAATTTCTGCAAAGAAGGTTCGTGCGCAGAAGATTCGAGTCTTTTGTAGTGGCCCCTTACATTTTAATGTATTATTACGTCAATATTACTTGTGGTGTATTCCTTTGTTTTCTGGTAAGTACCGTCATTTATTTGGAATGGCGATTGGTGCAAATGCTGTCGGTAAAGATTGGACAGTTTTGGCCAAGTATATTACCAAACATGGTGCAAGTAAGATCATAGCTGGGGATTATAAATCTTTTGATAAGATGATGCCCCCAGAGGTCATGATGTCTGCTTTTTGGATTCTCATTGAGATTGCCAAAATTGCTGGTTTTAGCAGTTCAGACATTAAAATCATGACCGGGATTGCAACCGATGTTTGCTATCCACTCACCAATTATTTTGGTACTGTGGTAGAATTTTTCGGGAGCAACCCCTCTGGTCACCCTTTAACTACGCCAATCAATGGAATTTGTAATCAGTTGTTGATTATGTGTGCTAGTGCGCACATTGTTCCAGATGTTTTGACTTGTCGTAGTTTTCCTGAGGAGTATTTGTCTATTGTCACTTATGGTGATGATAATATTATGTCATCTAAGGATGCACGTTTGACACATACTTCTTTGTCAGAGACGTTAGAGAAGTGGGGGGTTGTATTTACCATGTCTGATAAGTCAGGTATTTCTGTACCCTTCATTAATCTTTCCCAAGCCGATTTCCTAAAACGATCTTTCGTTTGGGATTCGCAGCATAAGTGTTATGCTGCTCCATTGGATCAGAGTTCTATCATAAAGAGCTTAACTATTTGTACGAGAAGTAATTTTATTACTTTTAAAGAACAGTGTGCTCAAATTATTGATAGTGCCTGCAGAGAATATTTCCAATATGGCCGCGATGCTTTTTGTAATGAGAGGCATTTTTACAGCGGCTTAATTGATAAGTATGATCTAGCAGGTTATCTTCCTATGGGACGCTTACCCATGTGGGGTGAGCTTGAAGAGGCGCGATTTGACATTGCGCAAAGTTCTGGTGTAAAAGCCAGTTACTATCGCGATGTCGAACGTCCTATGCTTTTGAAAGCTAAATTTGCCGAGTCTACGGACACGAACACTTTTCACGGTATCATATTGAAAATCAATATGTTAATCGATTCGAGGGGTGCTCAATATTTGTATGATTGGGAAGATCTAGTTAAGCATTGGAAATATTTTAACGACGAAGTTGTTGGTGAACTAGCCGTGGAATATGTTTTGCGCCGAGAGACGATGTTCGACATCGCTCAGGGTTCTGGCGTTCGTGACGTCGTTACCCGTAATCGTTTAGATGCAAATAATCTACCAGTTGAAATTTGGATTAATATTATGCAATTTTTAGTCCATCCTGATAGATTTGTGTCTTGTGCTACTAGCACAGCGGTTTTACCTACTGACTTAAAGGCTGCTCAGATTCCAAATCCGACAATGCCTGAGTTTTTCATGATGAGTAATGCTAAGCAATTTAACGTTTATAATTATCAAGGCACTGATTTTCATGGTGGTATTCCAGTCTTGACCAGAGTTTTAACAAACATTGGAGTTCCATTTGATATGATATATCAGCGCGTACAGTATAATTCTATGTTTCATGCTTTCCGTGCTCGAGTTGTGATTAACTTACATGCTTTGTTTGTTCGCAAGAATTTTGATATAAAGCTTGAGTTATATAGTAAAACCATAGAGTATAGGTTGCTGCATGGGGAAGATGTTAACATTGAACCTTCAGTAATCTTTTCTCGTCGAAGAGAGGGGCATAGTACAGTTGCTGCGTTGGCAGAACTGTACAACCTCTAAAACTCTCACTTAAATGTGAGTTTTAATATAAATTAAGTCCTAGAATGACTATAAACTATGTAAACTAATTACCGGTAATGCCGGATATAATACTTATTTTATGAATATACCTACGATTAAAATAAAGATCCCCAAGTGTGCATCAACTTGTTGTGGATCTTCGACTATAGATGTACTGGGTGACAGGAAGTCTGAGCGATCAGAATCTCCTGAAGCCCCTCTTACCTATATGCCAGGTAAGGAAAACAAAATTCCTCGATGGAGTCGAGCGCAGTCATCTGGTGTAATGCCAGATACTGAAGTTGCTGACGAAGTCGAGGTAGAGCGAAATGTTGTCTTTACGGCTGACGCCACCAAGGATCTTTTAACTCTTGGGGGCCCAACCGACGAGATGCATAGTAACTCTATGCAAGAAGGAGGTGATCTAGGCACTTTCCTCAGCCGTCCCGTTCGAATTCTTGAATTAGAATGGGAGGTAGGGACTCCTTTGACCACAACTTTTGTTAATCCGTGGTTGCTATTTTTGTCTGATACTAGAGTTGTTAATAAACTCGAGACATTTAAATTGCTCCATGGGACTTTAAACATTCAGATTATGGTTAATGGTTCCCCTTTTCATTATGGCCAGGTTATTGTTGGTGTTAGGCCTACTCAATTTGATAATAATACTACGATTGTTCCCCCTGAGGGGGCGCAAACGATTACTAATTATCGTGATGAGCCTAATGCTGGCGTTAAAACTGGCTTCCCATTGTTTACTTTGTATAGTTCTCGACCTCATGTTAAAGTCCAGCCTATGGCTAATAAGCCACAGCATATTAAGTGGCCGTTTTTTGCGGCGACTTCTTGGATTGATATAACTGATATCGAGACTATCAATAGGATGGGATTCCTAGAGATTTGGGAGATGAACGACCTTCGTCATGCGAATGGTGGTACTGACCCAATCACAATAACGTTTTATGCTTGGATGGAAGATGTAGAATTAGCCGGCTTAACAACCGCTGCTGTTAGTACAGCTCAATCTTCACCAATCAAGAATGCTAAACCCAAGACTAAACGTCGTACTGCTGCCAAAAGGTCACGTGGCAACATTGAAGGTACGCGTTCAGCTCGTCCAGATCAGGATGTAAGTACAAATGATGAATACGCTTCTAAAGGAGTGGTTTCAGCTCCAGCTTCAGCTATTGCTTCTGCTGCTGGTTATTTGACTGATATTCCTGTTATTGGACCTTTTGCTAAGGCCACTCAAATAGGTGCAAATGCGGTTTCTCGCATAGCTTCTATCTTTGGCTTTAGTAATCCAGTGATCGTAGATCCTAACTGTATTATGACCATTAACCAATTCGGTCAAATGGCTACAACTACCGGGAAGGATCCAATAGTCAAGCTTACTATGGACCCTAAGCAAGAAATAAATATTGACCCACGGACCGTCGGATTAGATGGTACTGATGAGTTATCTATTTTATATGTTGCTAAAAGGGAGGCGTATTTGAATTCTTTCAGTTGGAATATTCTTACTGCTCCTAACCAAGGGCTACTAGCGTCGTGCTATGTGCATCCACGGTTATTAATGCAGTTCGAAGAACCATCTAGAATATGCAATACACCTTTATCCGGAGTTTCGCAACCGTTCAAATCCTGGACGGGGGCTCTCCGGTTTCGTATTCAAATTATTGCTACGAGATTCCATAAAGGCAGACTATTAATTCAGTTTGATCCAACTCTAGATATCGTCGCTGGTGTTAACTCTAATTCTCAATTTCAACGAGTTGTTGATATTGCGGAAGAAAGAGATTTCACTATCGAAGTTAACTGGAGTCAAGCTGAAGATTGGCGTTCCACCATATTATCTAATGCAGATAATGAATGGTTCACTGAGGGACCTATAGGTGCCATGTCTAATGCTCAAAATGCTTTAGCCTGTAATGGGCGTTTAAACATTTTTGTATTAAACCAGCTTGGTGCCCCAACGGATACTGCAACAATCCAATGTAATGTATGGATTAGTGCTGGCGATTCCTTCAAACTCGCCAATCCAGGGCCTCTCAATGAGATGTACAGTAATGATGGGACCACTATTGGTCCGCCAGATATTGGCCAGAGTGGTCAAATCGTGGACATTACTGTTGAGGAGGGTTCACCTTCTCAAGACATTGTTAGTGTCTTAAATGGCTCATATGATGATGGTAAAAATGATCTCAATTCAGCTTATTTCGGTGAGGCTTTTGTCTCTATCCGATCATTGCTTAAGAGATATACTTACTATACAACTTTTGCCATAGATCAAAACAATGTCAATGGAGTTGGAGAGTTTCGTCTTTCCAATTTTCCAGGTAGTCCTGGTAAAGCATATACTGGTAATATTGCTAACCAGACTACAGTTATAGCCGGACCAGAGGACTACAATTATGTTGGTATGTCCTATCTTAGATGGTTCGCCGGTGCCTATGTAGGTTTTCGCGGCGGGATCAGATATAAATGGTGGGTCTCGGCTCCCCCTGGTGTAAGGGGCCAATTTTGGGTTCAAAGATCTAATGAGTTCTTTGATAATTACACCGTCACTGTAACTGAACATACTGGTGTCGCGAACACTGGTACCCAAGCTCAGTTAGCATGGAATATGTACGATGGTTTAGGTGCTGCCCAAGGGCAGGCTGTCGTACCTTATAATAGTGGTAGTGTCATTGGATACGAAGTGCCATATTTCCATGATTATTTGTTTGGGGATCTCCATGAGCCGGTAGGTTCGGCTGGAGATCAGTATCAGGTTCTATACCAGAACGGAGGTCATATTGTTAATTTGGCCTACGGTTCTAATACAGGATCTCTGGGAACCAATGTATATGGTTCCGTCGCTGCGGCAGAAGATTTCACCTTCTTCTTCTTCATCGGATTCCCTCCTACTTACAATAATGAAGTAGGCGGTGTCACACCTGCGTAAAATCAGGTTAAAATTATACGGTCGGGCCGTATAATCTTCGTAAATGAAGTTTCACTAAAGGTTCTCCTTCGTGTCCCGCG